GCCGTTGTTTCAGTATGAATTTAATTTCTGCGAGTTCAATATTAAGTCTGCTAAAGAAACATTTGAAACATTAAGCAACGCAGCGCCTGAAAGCCCTTCACCTAAGATTGAAATTAGTTACGAAACTATTAAGAAAACTGCAACTTCATATTTACAGGGGTTGATGACAGAAAGTACAGGTGATTTAGGCGTAAGCAGTGATAGTGACGCTAGAACTAAAATCCAGGGTGTCGGTGATAGATTGTCGCAGGACGTTGGTCAAATAACTAACAGTGCAATTGACAGTTTAACAGGTGCTATTAGAGAGAATAATCCACTAAACGCTATTAGCAAGCCTGTCAACGTATATGGTAGTGATCTTGAACAGGCATATCAACAGGCCATTAATCAAGTTGACAGCTATGCAGGCGGTTTAGGAGGAGCTGTAGATAACATATTTGGACAGAGTGAGGCCATTGCAAAAGATGCCGCAACTTCCTTTAAACAGTCAATTGTGACAAACATATTCGGAGCTGAAGGTGCCACCGTCGGAGCGGCATTAAGACAGGGTTCGATTGCTTCCATATTTCCAATGATAAATAATCTAAACGAAGCAGCTAACACGAAGTCTAACCTTGGAAACAACTACGAATAATGGACTCTATTAAAGAGCTTTTTCAAGATAATTTAAGAGATTCGCACTGGTTAGGAGAAATCGTTAATAACGAAGATCCATCAAATCAGGGCCGTTGTAGGATACGCATTTTTGGTAAGTTTGATCTAATTCCTGATGAAGATCTTCCATGGGCCCTTTGCGGTTCTAATGATTCACATGGTCAATTTGCGGTTCCAGCCGTAGGTGACATTGTTTCTGTTAGATTTGATAACGGAAACTTATACACTCCAGTTTATTTCTTTCAGGCTAAGGCACGTCAAGAAGTTTCAGACATGGTATCTGCGAATGGTGCAATGGGAGTGGTCTCACTTTTCTATGACCCATCGAGAATGCAACTGTATTGGAACTCATCAGAGGGTGTTAAGTTGATTGGTTCAGCCGGTGAAGGCCTATTTCAGGCCGCTGATCTATTGCATCTCGTTGGAATGGGTGGAGGTTCAGAAGAACCTGCCGTGTTAGGTGATAAAAATGAAGATGCCCTTAACGAAATTAAGAACACGTTGCAAAAGCTAGCAATTGATCTAACCAATCTATCAACAAACATGACAGCTCTCGCATCGGCAGGTGTTGCGGCAGCCTCACTTCCTATTTTGAGTGCTGCTCCGCTTGCAGTGCCGTTGGGGACCGCTGCTACAGCAGCTGCAACTGCGGCTACGAATTTGACTTCTTCAATTCCCGTTATTGCTGCTAAGATTCCACCTACCAAATCAACAAAGGTAAAAGTTAACTAAGATGGCTGACGGTAAAGATACAAACAACACGGGAGTCGGAAATGCAACCGATGGCGGCGGTGGCAATAACATGAACACCGATAACGCTGCAAATACTGGCGGTGGAGGCGGTGGAGGCGGCCAAAAAGGAGGCGGATCACAACCTAATCCTAAAAAGACCACTGACAGAGATAAATTGTATAGGGAACAACTAAAGGCCAACCCTATCTACGGCGACGCTCCTCTCGATTGGTACAAGGCTATTTCATCTGCCTTCGGCATGGATACGATTAAAAAGACGAAAACCAAAGACAATAATCCCGACATTCAAGCCGCGAATGAAAAGGCAAAAGCCGACGGTATTAATAACGTAGCAAATTTATCCCATGCTCTCACACTAACTCTTATGCAAGCGCTTGGAAAAGCAGTTGATAGGGCTGTTGCAGGTGCTATTGTCAAGGGAGACGACCGCTATAAAAAGAAGTGAGTTATATAATTAGTATTTTACACCTTTAAATTAAACATAAATGACAAATCAAAACAACGGTACCAATAATGGTACTCAAAAGCGAAGAAGACTTCAAGAAAACTCTAACAAAAAACAAATTAAAGTAGAGGTAACTGAAGTTGAAAAAGAAGAGGTAGAAGTCAACCTTGATGAATTTGATTCATCTACAGACGAATTCTTAACTCCAACTGGAGAATTTGATTGGGACAGATACGAGTCTTATTACAACCGAAAACTCAAACCCAACACTAAGATTAAGACAGGTTCCCACAAAGACGTGGTGTACTGTCACGAGCCTTATGCTCAAGAAATGTATAATTTATTGTCTACCGTTCAATTTGACGACGGTATCTCTGAATTAACCGTAGGTGCTGTTGAAGTTGGAAGAATCCACTCGATGAGTGAAAAATGGGCAACAGTCGATATTAATTATCGTGAAATGTTGTACATTGATTTGTCAAGAGAAGATAGAGACGTTATTGCAGACGTTAGACCTGGAGACGAAGTTGCTGTAAAAGTTTTAAGTGATAAAACTGACGTTAGAGAATACGCAGTTGCTTCTATCACTGAAGGAACTAAACAAAAGGTGTTTGCAGAACTTAGACAAGCAGCTGACGATGGAGATACAGCATACCTAGGTACTATTAAAGAGATGATCCCGGGTGGAGGTTACCTTGTACTCGTTCAAGGTATCCAATGTTTTATGCCCGGTTCACTTGCGGGTATTAATAAACTGCATGACTTTAGTTCAATTGTCGGTGCTCAGATGTACGTGGTACCTGATTCATTCTCGTCTAAGAGAGGTACAATCGTGGTTTCTCACCGAAAATACTTACAGGCAATGATTCCTAGAGAAATTGAAAACCTACAAGCTAATATCGATTCTGAAATTAAAGGTAACGTAACAGGTACTGCAAAATACGGTGTATTCGTTGAATTTAATACATGTTTGACGGGTATGATTCACGTTAATGACCTATCACCTGAGTTATTCAATTCTCACAAAAATGGTACTGTAAATCCTGGTGATGAAGTTACCTTCAAAATCAAAGAAATTGTCAGTAACGAAAAGATCATCTTGACTCAAAAGGAAAAGTCTGAGATGAAGGTTGATAACTCATGGGAAGAATTCACTAAAGGTTTAAAGTTACCGACGCTGGTTGAAAACGCTACCATCAGATCAATTAAAGATTACGGTTTATTCATCGCCGTTCACGGTTCAGTGGTAGGTATGGCACACATCTCTGAGTTCCCAGAAGGTACAGTATTGAGAGACACTTTCCAAAAGGGTCAGGAAATTGTAGTAGAGGTTACTAAGGTTGATGAAGATACCAAGAAAGTATTCTTGAGAGTTATCGGTGCATAATTCTTAGTTACTACTTAATTACTACTTAGTTACAAGCTCAGTTATTTCGGTAACTGAGCTTGTGTCTAAACCGCTACCCGGTGCGGTAGATATATAAACTTAAATAGTAAGATAGTGTCTACTGCATGTTAAACGAAGCAAACAAGGATATACTCCTTCATTCATTTTGCGGCATTGAATTTGAGTTTTACTCGAATCACAGTGTTGAAAAAACAGCTGAGATGGTCGGTGAATATCTGGGTCGTAAGATTCAGGTAGAAGAAAAGGCTCACTCAGATTTTCAACCGTCCGATAAGGTGTTTAAGTTGGAGCCTGATATGTCAGGTGGTGCCGGTCTCATTGAGATGGTGACTGGTGCATTGCCGTATCCTGATGCCAGACTGATCATCATTAAGATGTTACATTGGATCTCGGAAAACGGTCACACTACTGATAGAGCGGGTATTCACCTTAATGTATCGTTTGACAAAAAGATTGTGGGTTCAAACTTTATCACTCACATGAACACTTTAAAGTTCATCTTGGACTTTAAAGAAGAACAGGTGTATAAACACTTTCCTGAACGTAGAGATCTTGTTTACGCCAAGTCAATCAAGTACGTTCTGCCTAAGAATGAGCTGTTTAACTTTGATGAAAATCACATCTCTAAAATGCAGTTTAAATATCCAGACACCAAGTATTATGGTGTTAACTTCTTAAAACAGGAGAAAGGGTACCTAGAATTTAGATACCTGGGCGGTAAAGATTATGAAAAGAAGACTTCAACAATTCTTCATTTACTTGACAGTTTTCTAATTCAACTCTGGAACACATGTAAGAATCCTGATTTAACAGAGCTTAATCGCCTTGAGTTAAGAAGAATCATGTCAAACATGAAAAAGATTTACGACCTTTACAAGGATCATCGTAACTTTAAGAATTTTCAAAAGATTGATTTTACTCTTGATCTTCAGAACCACGGTGAAACTATTGACATGTTCTGGTCTAACATTAAAACCCAAGTTGTAAAACTTATTTCAGAGGGCGGAATGACAGAGGGTCATATTAACTACGACACTGATCGTTCAAGGGTTCAGGTTAAAGATGGTGTTTTCTTAGGAGCCCATGGTTTGGAGGGTTATGAATTCGTAGATTGCAAGTTTAGAGGCGAAGCAATCTTAAGTGATTTTTACAGATGCCAAATTGATGGATCTGACATTCAGCGAAGTAATCTTTACCAGTCGACTCAGGTTGATGGGTCAAAGGTTCAATCATGCTACACTCATAACAGTTGCACTCTAAATAACTGCTATGTATTTGGAACCGACAGTGTTTTTAAAGGTACTATGTCGGGTGGTATTTTTAGAGAGGGTAAATATAGCGAGAAGTTCGCCAAGTTTGATAAGACCGAGGTGATAAACTCTAAAAAAATAAACTAAAGAAATGGGTGATATTTTTATTGGTGATTTAGACAATCTAACCACCCCACCAGATTACGATTCTAATTGCCTAAACGATTTCATTGACGAAATCGGAAGTCATGTTACAGGTGCATGTATGATTCCTATGAACCTACCTAAGTCGGAGGTGTATAACATCATTAAGCGTGCAAAGAAGTGGTTTTACAAAACGTATGAGTACTCAGTGACTGAGAACTTCTTGTACATTCCAGTTGAGGTGTTTGACACTGATCACTTCAGAAGACGTAGATCATTAACACTACCTAAAGAGAATCCTGCAACAGGAGGAAACGAAGTGTATGCTGTTTATGCCGTTGCTGAAATTGGTTCAAGATACGGTGCAGGTTCTGCTATCACTTTCACAACAGGTGACTTTGACGTTCAAAGAGCACTGTTTGGTTCTCTTTATTCAGGTGGTGCATCAATTGTTGCAGGTGCAGAAAACTTACAGTACTTTGTAATTAACGAATCTTTCTTTGACATGGCTCGTCAGATTCTTGAAAACCCATTGTCTTTCCACTATTCACAGCAGACACATGAATTGAAATTTACAGGTCAAACACCAACTAAACCCGTCGTTCTAGAGATTTACGAAACTCTTCCAGACTGTGCATTATTTGCAGATGAAATCTTCTTCAGATACGTGGCCGCAAAGGTTATGATTTCACTAGGTCAGAAATTAGCTATTTTTGGTTACAATCTTCCAGGTGGCATTACGATTAACGCTGACATTATTCAGTCAATGGGGCAGGATGAATTAGATAAAGTGATTGAAGAAATCAAAAATGATGAGGGCACCGACTGGATGATGCACTCGTAATGTGATATATAAAGATAGCCATGGAATTTTACGTAAGAGCAGAAGGAGATCCAAACTACGATCCATATAAGGTTCATTCTGAGAGTGAGATCTCAAAGGTCATCACGCAGATTGAAACTATTCTGTTCACTAGAAAAGGTGATGTTCTTGGCGAACCAGATTTTGGAGCAAATCTTGAAGATTTGATATACACTCTTAATTACAATGAGAGTATGGTTACTTCAACCATTGAGGATCAAATTCAAAGATATGTACCACTGGCTGGAAAATATAGAGTATCGACTAATGTTTCTTTTTATAAGGGAACCGTTAGAGATATTGCAGAAATAAACATTACACTTAACTCGAAGTATCAAGTTCAAGTGTATGTAAACTAATAAACGTCTGACATGGCCCAATTCAATTTTCTTGACACTGCTAGAGTTGCAGTTACACAGATTCAACAGGACGTTAGAACCTATTTGAGCAGGGTTTACGGTAATGCTGAAAGCATTTTCACAACTGCATCTCCGTTTTCTCAGATGGTTAAAGTAGCGTCAGAGCTTACTAACATGATCTTCTATTACATTGAAGACGCGACTGTTGAACAAAACATTATCACGGCTCAACAGCCTGAATCCATCTATGGACTAGCTAGATTGGCTGGCCATGATCCTACTAGAGGATTTGCTGCGATGGGAGAGATTGAAATAACATGGAAGCCGGGTATGCAATCTGAAATTGCAGGAAATACCCTTTATATTAATTCCAATTCTCAGATTAGATCTAATAACAACTCTTTAATTTACTTATTAAGATCTTCGACCGATTTAATTAGCATTTCAAAAGGCCTAGCAGGATATATTAAAGTTCCTGTCGTTCAGGGTGAAACCCAAGCACAGAATGTCACAGGGTCAGGTGAACCTTTTCAAACTTTTAACATTCAAACCGGAGGTGTTACAGCCCACGATATTGTCGACGTTGCAGTTAATGGTGAGAAATGGACAGTATATGAATCTCTATATGACATGAACGCTTCTACAAAGGGAGTAGTTATTAAGACTGGTATCACCGGTGGTATTGATTTATTCTTTGGTAATGGTAACTTTGGACAGATTCCTAACAACGGTGCGGTAATCGAAGTTAATTACATTAAAACCAATGGCAGATCTGGAAATCTGGGCGATTCACCTGATATTTCATATAAGTTTGTTGATCCAGGATATGATGCATTAGGAAATGAATACGACCTTAATAATCTATTGGAAATCAGAAGTACCGCCTCTCCTAAAATGGGAGCAGATCCTGAATCAATTGAATTTACAAAACTAATTGCGCCTCTTACATCTAAGTCATTTGTACTTGCAACTCCAGACAATTACGAACACTTCCTAGCAAGATACAATATGTTCTCTTATGTTGATGCATATTCACAGACTGATGATCAATATTTAGATGACGATAATATCATCTATCTTTTCCTTCTCCCTGACGTTAAGTCAAAACTAAAGTCAAATCAAGATTATTTCTCCGTTCCAACCGAAGAATTCTTTTTTACACAATCTGAACTTGAGGGCATTAGAGAAGCAATTGAGTTATCAGGTAAGCAGATGGTAACGACTGAGATCTCATTCGTTGATCCAAAGCCAAAAATGTATGCTATGAACATTTGGGTTCGTCACTTTGAAGGATTTGACGAAATTCAACTTCTAGCTGAAATCAGAAGAAAGATTTCAACGTATTTAATGTCTATCACTAGAAGAGATAGATTGCCTAAGTCTGACATTGTCGCCCTTCTAGAAGGAGTCGATGGCATTGACTCAGTTAACGTTCAGTTTCTATCTAAGTCAGAAGAAGACGCTCTAAGAACAGGATCATACACAGTAACACAGACAACTATCACTCCACAAACCCCCGTTCTAGAAGATGTTGGCAATGGTAAGAACAGAATTCTATTCTTTAAGAAAACTGTAACTTCAAACACTATTACCTTTAATGCCACTGATGGAATTCCAGCTGACGTTAGAATGTCTATCACTGGTCTAGATGAATTTGGAGATATTGCACTGAGTAAAGAAGACGTTGCGATGTTTAGAGGTGGATGGGCTGATAGAACAGGTTCAACAATTGCCGATGATGCTAAGATTGGAGAAGCAGCTGCGCTTTCAGTAAGCTTTGCTAAACCAATTCCAAGAACTGTCTTCACTCAAATTCAGGCAGCAAATAGAAAGTCAATCTAATGAGCGATCTATACAAAGACCTTTATAAGTACAAGCTTGGTAAAAAGTATAACATAACCAAGAGTGCCAACGATTATAAACTGAATGAAGGTAGGGACTATTCATACGACCTTATGACCAAGGGTCTATCACCTCACATTCAAAGAAAGGAAACAATGAAAGATTTCATTGAGTTCATTCAAGACATGTTTGTTACTTCAACAAGAGCGGTAACACAACTAAAACTGTTTAAGGCATTTGCAATGCCAAAAGATTATTTGAAAGTTAAGTAATGAGATACTCAGGACTAAGATTCTTTAATGGTACAAACTATGAAGTGCAGTTGGAATACGACAGCACATCAGAAGTGTTTGAGGGATACATTCACATGGATGAGGTATCTACTGGATTATATGAGTCAGTGTCCCTGTTCATCCTAGAAGAGGCGTACAACTCCCTTGGCGCTTCTGTATTGGTTAAACCAGTCGGGTCTAACATTGGTTCTCAATTTAAGTTGGAGTGGAGAGATTGGTATCAGTCTTCAAAGGACATTAATTTGGTTGGTGTTAAGTTGGTTGATGGTGATCCTTACGTTGAAACTCTAACTTCTCAGATCTTAGATCCTCAACCAAACTCAGTTGCGGTTTCAACTTCATCAGGTATTCACACCCTTGGAACTTCATACGCTAAAGACGCTTTACAGGTTAACGTCGCTCTGAACTCAGAACGCGATGATTCACATCGTAGAGACCTATATTTGATTGACACTATTGACGACCACGTGGTCGCTATCATCCACTTTTACGGTGAAACAGTTGGAGAGGACGAAAGACTGGGTGTTCTACTTTCAAACTTTGGCGCAACACTTTCAACTGCGGATCAATTCCTATTCAAAGATCATGACATTAACGAGGTCGGTACTGACTGGAAACTCTTAAACCGTAAGAGAAAGGAACTTCTACTTGAACTATCAAACATTAAACCGTTCATTGGTACATATAAGGCGCTGATTAACGCTATTAAATTCTTTGGATATAACAATCTAACACTAAAGGAGTATTGGTTGGTGGTTGACGATAGATCACCAATGTTTGGTAAACTAAAGGCGTTTGAAATTCCATCTTCGTCAAAAGGTTCTTACGTATCTAACAAACTAAAGGGTATTCAACTACCTTCATCT